TTCCCCAAGTCCATAAAGTACCGTCTGTTTTTACAGCAGTGGTGTGATAAGCACCACAAGCAGTACTAGACCAAGTAGTTAACGCACCAACTTGTTTAGGTGATGAGTAATTAGTTCTGTTACCTAATCCTAATTGACCATCATCGTTTCTTCCCCAAGTCCATAAACCTTGGTAAGTAACAATCGCAGCAGGACTTGCCAACGTGTTTAGCCCCGGCTTAACAATACTACCGCCATACATCTGTCGTATTGACATAGTGCTTGCCTTTTAAGACGCTATGACTTCGTAGCTTATCGTGTAAGTGATGCCGCTTGCCGTACCAGATGTCACGCTAATCGACGTACCCTCCATCAGGTATATCGCCGTTGTCTTATCCACCGCAATCACAGAGGCACTACTTGGCACTGAGATCGTAGAAATAACTGGGAAAGCCGTACCACCCGACGGGGCAGAACCCTGCGCCACCGCACCGTTGGTGTAGATAGACACCGTAGCGTTGACAGCAGATGCGGTCGTGTTCGAACACACAATCTGGTTAATTTTAAAAACCGTACCAGAAGCCGCCGTATTAGGTAGCAAGACAACCGCAGTCGCAACGCTTGGCGTGAGATAAGTGGTTGTCCCAAGTATGGACGTGACGTTAATAATATTTGGATTTGCCATGATGTTTCCTTAGAAGCCAAAAATCATCGCCATTGCGATAGACTTGCCGGTTGTAATGCCAGAAGCTGCTTGGGCGGTAGAAGCCCAAGTTGTGCCGTTTGAGGTTAAGACGTTGCCACTTGTACTAGGCGCCACAAATAGCGGTGAGCTTGTTCCGTTACCCAAGATGACATTGTTGGCAGTGAGCGTTGCAAGGCTTGTGCCGCCGTTAGCTACCGGGAGAGTACCTTTTACATCGGAAGCCAGGCTGATAACACTACGAGAGATTGCTACAAAGTCGGAGCCATTCCACGCTACGAGAGCCTTTTCCCCAGCTACTACCGTAACGCCCGCTGTTGGACCAGAGCCTCGAACAACGATAGAGCCTGTGCCTGCATTAATTACTACATAGGCTTTGCTTTGCGCAGGGGCCGTAATATTGCGGGTGGTTGCGCCGTTGCTAGCAGTCCACAAAATAACCGCATTACGTGCCTGATTATCCGCGCCGTTAGTCGTGCTAAGGGTTACGTCAGCGTTAGCAGATAGCGAAACTGTGCCAGCTACCGCATCATCAAGCAAATCCGTAATTGCTTCATTGACAGTGGTACCCCATGTACCAGACAGATCTCCTGTGGTTGGAAGCGCCAAACCAAGTAGGGGGGTAAAGTTAGTGACTGCCATATTTATTCCTTAAATTGTCATTGCAACATTTTGCCAGTTTGGTGTCTGGCTGTTATCTATTGTTGACCAATAGAAATAGTTGGGTGTCTCTACCTGACCACTTGCCTGCACCCCAGATATTGCCACTGTCCTACTTGAACCAACAGTACCTAGGCTACCTACTGCTAAGACACCCGACAAAAATTCTACATAGGAAAAATCAACCGTTCCTACTGCCCCAGATGCCACCACTCCGGTTAAAGCAACTTGCGGCCCCGCACTTACTGTCCCTGCCTGCCCTAAAGCTAATACGCCCGTAATATCGGATGTATATAACTTGGATGCAACTCCCGTAAAACCTTCTGCTTGAACCCCAATAAGAGCAACGCTTTTATCTGGCGAAACAGTGCCAACGGAACCTATGGCCTGTACACCAGAAGATTCTAGTGTGCCGCCCCATCCGTTGTCACCCCAACTATGTTCACCCCAGCCAAGAGAAGACATACCTTATTTATCAAGTTGTTGCAAGTCGGAGTAGCGCAGTACTTGTGGCATTTGATGGCATCGTTAATGTAAATGTACCCGCTGTTACCGTCTGCGGTCCAAATGTATGCACGCTAACGGCCTTATCAGACTGAGTAGAGTTATAAATCAATACGGCATCAAAAGCTGTGGCTAACGTCACAGTTGTATACGTGATTGAAGCTGAAGGAGTCCAGTAACCTACGCCCGCAGTTGCCGATGTATTAGAAGACAGCGGAGAGGTTCCATTAGTAACCGCTACGCCGCCCGCTGTATACCCCGAGCCAGACACTTCGCCCGTAGCTGAATAAACTGTCGTTGAAGCGGCTACTGTAGCTGAAGCTAGGTATAGAGCAGCCTTAAAAGTATCGCCTGTACCAGTAGTAAAGTTATGTGTGGCCGTAAGAAGTTCACCCAAAAAACTAGTAGTCATTGCCTGTGTATTTGCCATGATGGCTCCTTCAATTAAAAGATGCCGCTTCGGCGGACAAGGTTATAGTTTTTTTAAGTTTAACATGTGCAGACCTATGTACAAGATCACCTTCTAGCCAATACTCTATCCAGGTTGTATGCTCATTGTCATTATCGATAAAGCCTTCTTTTTTCTCAAGAAGAGAATCATCCATTTCACCCTTAGTAGTATTTACAAGCGCCATTATAAAATCCTTATGAAATTCGCACGATGGCACTGTTTGCGTCGGGCGTTGGAAAAATAATTTGAAAAGTATCGTTTGTTACTGTTTTATCCGAACCAAAGTCCAACACCGCAACCGATGGTTTACCAACCACCGTATCGTTATAAATTAACGCACCACGCACAGTAAACGCGGCGTTCGGCCAAGTTGCACTATCAAATGAAATATACGCAGTAGGAACACTTAATATATTTGCCCCAGATGTTGGTGATACTAAAATTGTCAGATCTAACCCAGCAGCAGTATAGCCTGCTCCAACTATCTCTCCTACTGTAGTGTAAGCCGTTGTGGTTGGCCCAATATTTGCAGCGGCGGTATACAGCGCAACCTTAAAAGTATCTGGCGATGTTGGCCCAAAATTATGAACCGCTTGAAGTAGCTGGACTTTAAAGCTCGTCGTTGCGATTTGCTGTATTGACATGTTAGTTCGCTATCTTTAATTTTGTTTGCCCATCTCGGTATGCATCACCTCTTTCCAGACCATCACCCAGACGTTTAGCCAAACTAAGGGCTTCCTTGTACTTGTTATCGTATAAGGCCAACATATCAGCCTCACCCTTCATAAACGTGTAAGCCTCAATAAGAGAGCCGTACAAAAGAACCGTATCAAAATTATCGCCTAACCATGATGTGCCCGAAGTGACAATCGACTGAGGGTAGTAATAATAATGAAGTTCTACGTTATATACGGCGTCAGGAGTTGGCCCTAATATGAAAGTTAATTCATTGGTAATGAGACTGTTACTAATAGTTGGGCCGAATAATGCGTAGTAGCGCGGCAATCCTATGTCAGAAGCTTTCGGATATGACTGGCGAATAAAGTTTACATCCTTGTTGAGTAAATACTCATACGAACCAGTTTCCAAACTACCATCAATAACTGCAAGCGAATATGTCGATAAAAAATCATCCGGGCAGGCTAAATATTTATTAGACGCTTGCGTAACCCCCGTCATATTTTTACGCAATGAAGGGAACTGAACTGTATTGTAAATACGCTGCTCCGCTTGTTCAATAAAGCGGTTAACTTGTTCTGCCGACGTTTGTACAGATCCATCAGCCAAAGTTATATCTGGAAAATTATTTTCCGTATACGACTCTATAGCAGCTACAAGTTCAGTGTAATTCATACTTATGCCATTGGTCCACGGGACATTGTCCCTTTAGTTGCCGCACCAGTACCGCGCATTTTAATGCCGGAAGTCTTAGTTGGCGCACCATCCGGTAGAACGCGGATACTTCCAACAGTCATATTTACAGTATTAGAAGAACTACAATTTGGGCCGCTACCTGGGTTTTCATTTACCCTAATGGACTTGCCATCCATCGTATGTGGCTCTGCATAAACAGCGGCAGAACCAACTTCTTTACCGCCTTTTTTTTGTGAGAATTTAGCCATTAGCGACTCCGTTGGTTGTTAGCGCGAGCCATATTGCGTCCAACTTTCTTCATATCAGAAGAAGTAACGCCACCCTTTTTCAAAGATAACTTAGTACCCTTGCCACCTTTGTGTTCTTGAGCATCATGCTGCTTGAAAGCTTTCATAATCATCGCTTTATCTTTTGATTTATCTGCTTTCATGTCTTCCTTCATATCGCTTTTAACCATTTTAGACTCCTATCTGAATTGTTACTGTACCAATTTGCGCGGCCATTGCCAAGTAATTGGGGGTTAGAATTGAATCAAAACCTCTTGAGCCGCCAACAGGGTTCCAGCCCCACTGAAATACTCTACTGCCTGCCTCTGGATACCCGAACCCATCTACAGAAAGACTATTGGTAGATAAAAGTTGCAATCCACTATTTCCAGAAACTTGATAACTTATGTCGGGGCGCGGCTCTCGTACTGCTTGCGGGTCGTTAACCGGATACATACCCAACTGTAATTGCGGCTGGTCAGGATCCCAACATGCACGGCAAACCTTTACTTTGTAAGGCTTAGTCTTAACCGTTTGCGTACGCAGTTCTGACAGTTTGTAACGCTGTGCGCATCTATCGCACTCCGCAATTGCAAACTTACCAGAAGCAAATTTATTAGGCATAGAACATATTCCTTGGCACAAACCGCAAAGGAGACGTATCGCGGTCTTCCTCGACGGCCAACTGCCACTGCTGCTCGTAATCTACCTTTAACCCGATAACACGATTTGGATCTACATCCGGTAACTTCATGCTCAATAAGTATGCCAGACCCGCCACCATGCAAGGGATAAATCGGAACGGGATGTCTTGAATTGAAACACCCGTGCCAGCATCCTGTATACGACGCATCCGGTAGTACACAAACGTGTATTGATCCCCTGGCGCATTAGGCGTAGGCCATATATTAATGCAAGGTAAATTCTGTACTATTATCGACGCACCATCAGCGTGCGCCGTAGCCGTTGTATTGTCTTGCCCGCGAGCGCAGTTCGTTAGCTGGTTGCCTATGATATTTGGATAACTGATAGTTTCCGTGCCAATCTTAACAAAGCCGGATGTAGTTAAGCCAGAAACATCAGACAACGTAATAGTATTGTCAGTGCTAGAGATGCCTCCAGTTTGGCTTATAGTGACCGTGGTAGGGTTTTCTTGCCCGGACTGACGGTTATACCAAACTTGAATCGGACGGCCTTGCGCGAGCTTATTCGGGATACTCATGTAAGTCGATTCTGAGATGCCACTAATGTTGATGTCACTCTGATTTGACACAACACCGTTACTCTGGCGAATCACGGTATCTAGTAGGTTAATTGTATCTGTAGGCATAGGGTATATAGCTTGCCCTGTAACCATAGCAATCTGACCTTGTTCGACCGTCCAAAAATTTAACCCACGATTTGCCCACTCAATCGTTAGTAAATTTAACGACCGCCTTGCTGTACGGAAGTTATAGCCCGTACGAAATTCTTGACCACAGCGCTCAAACGCCTCTTCAATGAGGTCGTTCATATCAAGATTAAAAGCGGTAGTTCCGGTAGTTAAAGCCATTATCTAAACCCCGCTGTTTTCTTTGCTATTGTCTTAGGCTGCTTTACAAACTGTTTACCTGCTGCTTTGCCTACTCGTTTTGCTTTTGTTGTCGCAGCATACTCAGCGGGACTTAATGCCTTAATAGCCTTCTCTGGTAGGTAACGTTCGCCAGTTTTGGACGAAGGCTTACCAGATTTTGTGGTCCATTTCTGGTCGGCCCAGTTTTTTAGGCTTTGCTGGGTCGCTTTCATTTATACCCGCCGCCCTTAGCTTTATAGTTCTTTGTAAGCAACTGGGCCTTACGGGCTGACCATTGGCCTGCACCAGTACCCTGAACTGCCCGAGCTTTTATGCTATCGAACATATTTTTACGCATACCCGGCTTAGTATAGTTACCCGCAGCATTAACCTTAGATACCGGACCACCCTCTTTATATTGAGTGAAGTCAGTATCATCCCGACGCGCTTTTTTCTTCGCGCCGGGCATCTTGGAAGGGTTGATGTCGCCCATACCGCGAGAGGATCTCATATCAGCACATACCGCCTTTTTTCATTCCTTTATTACCAGCCATAACAATCATCTTGCCTTTAGTTTTGCCTTTGGTAGCAACGCCATCTTTACTGGGAGCAGCGGTTTTTACTGCGCCCATCTTAGAAGCAGCTACACCGCCTGCTGCCATCTTCTTTGCAGGCATCTTAGCCATAGATTTTTTCTCAGCCATCATCTTCATAAAACCTGGTTTCATTTTGGAAGCCATAGTATCACCACCTTTTGAGAATTTTCGGCCTTTATCGGCCTGGTTAAAATCTTTACCCACGGATTGTGGGACGCCTACCTTCTTAGAAAATGACGGCGAATGCGCTATCGCCGCCATAAAGTTACGTTGCTTCTTACTAGTACTAGGCACGAGTCTTGCCCCTAATTGCACAACCATCAGCACGGGAAGAAGCTGATTTAGCCATACCGCCCGAAGCCATCTTTTTAACTTTGCCACCGTGCTTAAAGTTTGGATTACCGTCATCAGCAAACCGAACTTCGTCCATATCACGAGGTCTGCGTGCTACGTCTGCTTTAGATTCATAATATGGTTCACGTTTTTGGAATGCTTTAGGCAAATCTTTTGGGCCAGACTTAGCGGCTGCACGCGCTGCAAGTTTTGGAAGTG